GTCGAGGAACATCGCAACGCCCTGTTGCGGCTCGAAATCCACCGTATCGGAGAGCGCCGAATCCATGTACATCGCCTGAAGGCGAATGAAATCGACGTAGCCGTTACGATAGAAGGTTTCGATTGGGTCGGGCATAGCCGACAAACCTCCCGTCGAGCAAGTTCACTTGCGACGAGAGGTTGCCCCGGCCAACCGGCCCTCCCTTGGAGCGATAACGCTGCCCCCGGCGGGTTCAGACCGCCCCGTTTACACGGGTTGCCCGGCCAGTGGTCTTTGAGATTACAGGCGAGCCGGGGGGCTCGTCAAGGAGCGAGGCCCTGGTCGGGTTGCAACTGCTTGTCGCTTCCCCCGGCGTAGCCAGCTTCCGCGAGAGCCTTCTGGAGCACGTAATACTCCTCGAAAATGATCTCGTGCTTGGGGTCTCTCTTGTTGTTGAACTCGGTCGTGAGGAGGATCTGGCGGACCCTCATAGCCTTGGTTTTCGCGTCGGCGAGCGTGAGATCCATCTTGGGTTTTCCTCCTCCTTCGTCGGTGGGCAGGGTGTCATCCGCCGCCATCGTAGCAGCAGCGAGTAGCATCTTCACGAACGCGGGGTCGGTGCTGGCCCCGATGGCATCGAGCTTCGCCTTGAGCTCCTCATTGCCCCCGGTGGCGTCCTTGTAGCCGCGCTCCACGAGCGCCCAATTCTTCTCGGCGTTCGCCCCCCACTCGGTGTTGAGGGTCGCCTTGTCGGCTGTGACCTTGGCGGCAAGCACCTTCTGTGCCTCGGTCCTGATCGCCGTCGCCCGCTCTATCGCGGTGTTGCAGAAACGCTCGTAGACGTCTTTCGGGATGTGGCCGGAGAGCGCGACATCGCGCAGTGCGGCGAGCTGCTCCGAGACTCCCGGAGCGTTCGGTGAGGCGACGACGGTGTACCCTTCGACGTCGGTAGGGGTGCCGAACGTCTCCTGATGGAACTTCGCCACGTCGGCGGCGCTGGCGTTCTCTCCGGGCATCCTCTTGGTGGTTTGGATGAGCTTCTGGCCCTCGATGTACTGCAAGGCCAGATGGTTGACGTCCTTGTCCATGCCCATCCCCAGTTTCGCTAGGGCGTCCCTGTGCCCGCTCTCAACAGTGATGAGCTCCTCAAGCGTTGCCACCATCGTTCACTCCTGTCCTTCTTCGGGTCGTGGCCATGTCGGCGATGAGTAGATCCGCCGCGTGAATCCTCGCAATGATCTTCCAGTAGGCTTTCTTGCCGCCGTTGCGCTCCTTGTAGGCGATGTCGTCGATGGGGATGAAGGCGTTCACCTCGCCTTTCGCCCGCGCCTCGATGGTCAACTCCACCTCGGGCTCGATGGAGTGCTCCACGTAGAGCATCCGCCGCAGGTCGGCGAGGATGATCCGTCCGTCCGCTGTTTGCGAGAAACGATGATACGCGAGCAATAGATCGCGAGGTAGGTCCGGCTTCTTCGGGTCCGTCACTACGCCGGGACCGCCTGAAGGTTCCGTCCCTCTTGCACCGTCTTGTTCACTTCGGCTCCCTGCTGAATCAGATCGGCTCGGCGTTGCTGCTCCAGAAGATCCGCTCTTTCTTCTCGGATCAAGTCCACTTCCTCATCGGGGCGCAGAATCTCCGCCGGGACATCGCTCAGGTTGGCGCGAAGAACATTGGCCCTGTCGAAGTCGATGCGGTCGAGCATCGAGGGGTCGCCGGCGGCTGCAGCCACCGCAATGCTGCGCTCAATGAAGGCGTCGATCACGAGAAGGGATTGCGCCTTCTGCGCCGTAAAGAAGGGCGAAGCGAACTCGATGCTGACCTCTAGACCGCCAGTGAGTTGCGCCAGGAGATCCAATTCTGGAAGGGCTCCGCGCTTGCGCATCATGGAAATACAGGTCGCCACGATGGGGGCAAGGAACTCGCGATCCATGATGTCGGCGGGGGCCGACAGCTCTTGGAGCGCCCGAATCTGCCGATCCTGGGTCGCAGTCGCGCTGCGCTCTTGAATCTCTGGGCCTCGGATCAGCTCCTTGTAGAACGCCTCGTTGATCTGCTTTCGGTCTTCATTCCCGATCTCGTTGGCGACGGCGAAGTCGGTTCCACTCTTCAGGTATTGCGGCTGGAGTGTGGTGAACGGGCGAACGATGTTGAGGCCGTGGGGTCCGACGTCGAGCTCGATGGCGGTCTCTTCTTCGACCAGGAGCGGCGGGTTGATCTCGCGTCCTGCCGCGATCAGGACTTGCCGCTTCAGCTCCGAGACGCCTTTCGCATCCAGTCGCGCCACGTTGCCGCGGCCTCGACCCCACTCTTCGCCATCGACGACCATCCAGCGGGTGTTGATGAGTTGCCGCTCGTCCATCCCGGACTCTTTGATGAATTCGGGTTCGCCGCTTTCTTCGTTCATCGCGAGCCAGTCAGAGTTCCAAGCAGCGTCGGAAGCTGGGCGGAGTCCGTGAGGGACTTCGTTCTCGTTCTTGTAGATGAACTGCGTGAACACCGCTTCTTCCATTGGCCGCCCGTTGTTGAGCGCGGAATCCACGTCGCGGCCAGCGTTGCCCTTGAAGTGGCGGTAAGCCTCGGTCGACGGCATCGTGAATTCACGGGAGATGATCGAGGGGATTCCGCCGCGACCCGTGATCCAGTGAACGCGACGGATCGGAACGCTCGTGAAGATGAAGCCGCCGAACGTGTCTCCGTTGCCGTTGCGTTTCGGAGTGTCCTCCTCGATGGCCATCGTCTGGTTTCCCAGAACAGCAAGATCGAGGATAGACGTCCCTGCCTGGACGTAGAAGTTTGAAGCGTAGAGAGCCGCAGCAACCTTGCTTGCAACTCTATCCAGAAGGGCCTTGACCTCGATGATGCCGTCGAGAAAAGACGGAGGCATGACCCGGAGCCACTTCGTACCAGCGGGAAGAATCGTGCCCTTGATGAAGCCGGCGAACGACAACGCGGCCAGCATCATCGTCGTGTCGAAGACGCCCTCGATGCGCGGCCCGCCCTTGGTTCTTATCGTGGAGACATCGCCCCGGAACGGCATCCCGAGGTCGCTGATCTCCTGCATGTCATCCTCGAAGTTGACTTTCTTGGATGCCATGTGGCCGAGCCTGGCGATGAGCTCGCGGGCTCGCTCGTGGATAATGGGCGAGAGGTGCATGGGTTCTCCTACAGTTGAATCGTGACGAGTAGTTCCCCGCCGGTCAGGGTCCGGTCGCCGCTAGTCTTGAATCCGACGATGAGGTCTTGCCCTGGCTGTAGCGACACGAACGGGAACAGTGACTCGAACTCCGTAGCGCCGACGAGGTCGGTGCTTTCCCAAATCTCCGTAGCGGCAGATTTGACCGTGAGTCGGGCGTCCCCGGTTGAGCCACCAGTAGTTACGCCGTTTATGGCGAGTCCGACGATCTCGGACACTCCGCGCTCTGCTGGAACGGTCAGGGCGATGGTGTCAGCGGCGGCGCTGGCCACCTTGGATATGCGGGGCATGGCGTTCTCCTGTGTAGAAGTCTATTTGCGGTAAACGCGGCGGCGTTGATCGTTTCATCGCCGACGAAATCTCTGGGGGACGACCCCAATTCAGCATCATCATTCCCTTGTGCATTCCGTCGAGGCAGTGGTCGTCCTGCCTCGTGACGATCCTCCCGTCCTTCGCTTTGTAGAGCCGTTTCTCGCGAGCGATCATGGGGCAAGTGTTGAAGAACTTCAGGCGACCTGTGAGCATCCGATCGTTGCACTCTTCAATGATCGGCATCGTAGCGGTGCTCTTTTTGCCCTTGTCGTCGATCATGTGTGCGTGAATGCCGAGCATCTTGAGACCGGACTTGCGGTAGGCCATCGCGGTCGATGGTCCGTGTCCGTCCGCCTCGTCCTTGCGCCCGCCGTCGTGGGGCCAGGCGCAGTTGATGCGATCCCCGCCCATGAGCTTCGTTGCCTCGATGTAAATCAGTCGAGCGAGGCCCTTCTGCTTGTACTCGGCGATGACGTAGACGATGTCTTCGGTCTGGTTCCACGCCAGCTTGACCGCTGCGTAGGCTCCGGTGGTGTGCGGAAAGTCGATGCCGATGATCTGCGGCCAGTGAACGGGGATCGGGATCGGGTCACAGATAACCTGATCGTTGGATGCGATGTACAGAGGACCGAACCCGCTGACGGGCTCTCCCATGACGCGAGCATCGAAGAGTGGGCTTCCCTCCTTCTGCTTGATGATGCGTTGCTGATCCTCTTCGGTGAGGTGGTCGCAGTCGAAAATGTTGTACTTGATGAGTTCCCAGTTTTCGGGGTCCGTCGCGGTGTGCTGCCCCTCGGGATCAGTCCAACCCTTCTCCTCGAAATGCACCATCAACTCGGAGTCGCCGTAGAGCGGTGTCTCTCCGATCAGCAGATATCCGTTGGTCACACTGAGCCGCGATTGCAGCTCGTCGAAAACCTCGTAAGGGTAGGGCTCCTCGTCGCAGAAGACGAAGTCGAGAGTCAGTCCGCCGAGTCGCTGCCAACCCTTCGCGTAGGCGAAGACGTGGAACTTCGACCAACCGTTGAACTTCCCATCGGGTCCGTAGTGTCTGACTTCGAACCAGTCAACCTGGTTCGAGACCTGGCCACCCTTCATCGGTTCGATGTGGCCTAGTTCATCGGCTGGGATGAACCCGGTCCCTCGCCGGCCATGTTCGCCGAGGAGGTCGTCGGTGACGTTGTTTCGCGTGAATTCCGCGGTCATGGAGCCGATGGCGGCCTTGATGGGATGATCGCAGCGCGGCCCGGTCCACTCGAGGGGGTACTTGCCGGTTCCGTGGACCGTCGCGTGATACTGGATGGCGGTGGACTTGCCGCCGGCCTGGTTCGGCCCACGGAGCATGACGAAGTGAGCGATCGATTGCCCGAGCGCCCATTGCTTCGTATTCAGCGCGATCTGGCCGAGCTTGTCGTGCTCCAGGCGGTCGATGAGCTCGATCTGCGAGCGGAGGATGTCGATGACGTCCTGCTCGTGTTCGTAGAGATCAGGAAGAGTGTTCGTACTCGGCATCGGACACCTTCCCTTCCGTCATCGTCAGCATCGCTTTCTTCCGGGCGACCTGGGCCTTCTCCTGGTTCTCGGCGAGAACCTCGAGCCGCTTCGTGTTGGATGCGACCATCGCCACCAGTTTCGCGAGCGGCATCTGCTCCAGCTCGTCCTTGCTGCTGATGTGCTCGATTTGGGCCATCTGCTCTTTGGGGAGGGTGTCGCGGAGGACGCCGTACTGGAGAAGCATCTTCATCACAGCCATCGCGGTCTTGTTCTTGTTCTCGTCCGTCGAGGGCTTTGCCATCTTCGCCCATTTGACGATGTTTGAGTAAAACCCGGCCTCTTCGAGCCCCTGCGCCAGCTTGACCTTTATGTCGAGGGTGTTTCGTTGTTTTCGACGACGGGCTGGAACGAGGCCGGTTTCTGCTACCAAGCGGAAGATGTGGGCTAGTTCGGGGTGCTTGAGGTTGCCATCCTCGCCCGTGGCGTCCTTGGCGGCGCAGAGCAGCTCGTACGGGATTTGCAGCTCCTCGGCGGCGTCCACGGGGTCCATGCGCTCGCCCAGACAGAGTCTTACGAACTCGTCTTTGACGTCGTCGAGAAGGGTGCGCTCCGTTGTGGCGCTCATGGGTTGACACCAGGACTACGCCCCCACGATACTGTTGAAACGCCAGTGACAGCAAGGAGTGACCGATGACAGGGTCCAGGAAGTGCCCCCACTGCCCCGCGGTCGTCCACTCGGGGAACCTCGATGAGCACATCGCTCTCAATCACCCATTGGTCGCCCAGGAGGACCCAAAGCAGCCCGAGCAATCGGCCCCAGCCGCCGTCGCGAGCGGCAAAGGGACGCTTTCCGCCGACCTCACGGTGAGCCCCGCCGAGGACAACGCCTGCTGGAAGGTGCTCCCAGACGAAGACGGCGGCGACAATCTCGGCCCGTTCACGACCGGTGAGCTGGAAAACCAGTACCGGATGGGCATCGTCACGGGCGAAAGCCTGGTGTGGCGCGAGGGTATGCAGAGCTGGATGTCCATGAGGGGCGTTGCGGAGCTTCAGCATATCGTCGGCCCCCCCGTGGACGAGGTTGGAGGCGTGGCCGGCGCTCTGGCCGAGGCCGCCGTGAAGCCCGGGGAGAATGCGCCGCTGCACACGCTCACCACCGAGGACGAGACGCCCGATGACGCGCAGGATGACGACGACGGCCCGCCGGAAACTCCCCCGGCTGAGTAGTGGCCCGCTACCAAGTCAGCGCCGCCGTAACGGACCTGAATCTGGAAGCGGAACTCGCGACCGAGCTGGACGGCGATCAGAAACGCGACCTCGTCGGCATCTTCCTCCAGTCCGATGACACGTTCGTCATCGTGAGCGAGACCCGGCTGCGGAAAACCGTAGGTGACGCCGTATCGGAACGCGCAACTGTATCCCCCGCACCGGAGGCCCGCGATGAGTGAAGTTGAAACCGATCTCGCCCCCAACCCCTACCGCGTCTACCAATGCTCCAAGAAGGACCTGAAGGACACGCTCTACCGAATCATGATGACGGACAAACGAACGGTGCTCATCTGCCAGTGGTGCGTGGATGAGTTCGTGATTGCAACGCTGCCCCTGCCTCTCCCGCAGACCGCCGAGAACAAAAAGATTCTCGTGCAGCCTGCCGGGCCTGGGTCGGCTCTACCCGCCTTTGTGAAAGGGCAAACCCGATGAAGACTTTGAAGGCGCTAGTCAAGCTCGACAAGCTACTCGGCGATCTGGTCGTGACGATGGCGGAAGTGGACGAGTTCCGCCGCGAGGAGGACCGTAGCGAGGAGGCCGACAACTTCGTCGCGGCGGTCTCCCTGAAGATGAGGCAGGTCCGGAAGTATTGGGACGCCACGAAGCGCCATTGCAAACAGGGCGAGGTTCAGATGTCCCTGTTCGGTGACGACGCCGAGGTCGAGCCCGAGGAAGAGGACGAGGAGCCGAAGAAGCCCGCCACGACGCCCGGACCGGGTTCTGAGCAACGAGTCGCCTCCGAGTCTTGAGCGGATTCATCGTCCGGATCGGCAAGGATGATCACGCCCCGAAGATCGACCATCTCCAAGATGCCGCCAGCTATAACGAGGCCAAGGCAGACATCCTGCACAAGCGGGCCTGCGAGCGGATGCTGCTCCAGCAGAAGCGCGACAAGCAACGCCTGAAGTACGACGAGCGGCGCTTGCACTTCCAGGGTCCCAACCGAGAAGCCTACGATCGCGAAGTCCTTCGTACGATGGCGGCGCAACACGCATCACTATTGCGCGTCGGGCTCGGCAGTCCGGACGAGCAGGTCAAGGGTCTCTTGGCTCGGCACGAGCAGATGAAGGTGCAGCGCGAGGCCCTCAAACAAGCCAACCTCGATCTGAACCCGGCGCTCATGCTGCCGGAGCCCAAGCGCTTTCACTGGTTCGGCATGACGCGTCTCGGACGGTGGCTCGATCGAGTGGACATGCAACGCCAGGAGCGAAGAAGGAAACGAAGTGACGAGCGAAACAGTCGAGCAGCGTAACAACGAGTGGGCGAACGACCTTCTGAGGTTTCACAAAATGAGCCTTGAGGGTCGTCGCTCGTTCTGGGTCTGGTTTCACGAGAGCTACAACGTCGTCCCGGGCGGCAAGCGGGCATTCAACTGGACATCGAAGGCTCGCATTCTTGCGAGGCTCGGCATCGGTGGGGATGGAGAGGAGGAGTTCTCATGATGCTCGACCGACGCAAATTCCTCAAGGCCGCGTCCGCTGCGTTTGCGGTGGCATGCGTCGATCTCCCTGCGGCGCTCGCCCCCAAGGTCGAGTTTTCCCAGTGGAAAGAGTTTGCGGTCATCGACGACAGGGAATTCTGGGTCGAGGTCCGATGGATAAGACATCGCCTTAGCGAGCCATTCGCGAGGTTCGAGTACAGTCAGAAGTTCGAGCGGGGCGACCTTCCTCGCCACTACTTCGCCAGCGGCCCCCGAACCAAGCCACGAGACCGATGGAACTTTGCCGAGAAGTTGCTACAGGACGTCAGGGTCGAGCGCGACGAGGCATGGAGCGATTTCCTGAAGGGAGCAGCGTGAGACGTGAATGCTTTGGATGCAAGGGCGACAAGGACGGCGTCGAGTTTCAGATGGTGCCCCTAGAGAACGGGGTGAAGCAACCGACGCCGCTCTGTCCCGAGTGCTGGGCACCGTACGTGCAAGACGAAGTGTCATTGCGAGCTAGGGCCGCTGCGCGAGTCGCCGAGGGGATTGCCTACTACGGAGAGCTCGGGAGCAAGCTCGACCAGCAGTCCGGGATGACGAAGGGTCGCCACTACTCGAAAGGCGTCAGTTCTGTTTCGCTAGAGGACATGGAGGCGGCAATGCTCAACCCGAACGACAGCGACCCGCCCGATCGGCCTGGAGACCGCGCACCATCGAGGCCTCGCCCGGCGCCGAAGAAGCGACGAGCGAAGAAGGCGACGGAGAAGAAGCTGCCACGCCGGAAGCTGTCCAAGTGAAGTACGAAGATGCGCAACTAGCTGTCGACAAATACACCGCCGGATTCCTGTGGCTTCTTCAGATTCAGGAGTGGGACGTTCAGGTAAATCACAACAACTTCAACGGGGAGCGGACCGCCGGCGACGTAGTCATCGACCTCGACTATCGAAGGGCGACGATCCGGCTTGATTACACTTGGGCCGACGACGAAGAGGAATTGCTAGGCTGGCTCTTCCACGAGTGCATCCATATCCTGGTCGGTCAGTACGAGCTATTCAAGACTTGCGCATTTCAACACGTTGAAGGAGCGGGGCTCCAAGCTCTCAAGCGGATATGGGTCTTCGCGATGGAGAGAACAATCGTGAGCATAGAGCACGCATTCAAGAACGGCGTTGGGAAAACGGCCAAAGAAGTCTCCGAGGCTGGCCTAGAGAAAGCTGCCCAGGCAATGCCGGGGAAGTACGGCGAGAAAGACAGCGAGGGAACGACAGGAAAGGAATGAATGGGCTGGGTCTATACGCCGGAACGGGCGGTCTTGATCTTGGGCTCATTCTCGCTTGCCCCGAGTACCGTCCGCATCGACGTACGTGAAGCTGATCAACTGGCTGTATTCTGCAAGGCAAAGAAAAACCCGCGATCCTCGGTAGACCCAAGGCGCGGGGTTCTCTTGCTCCCCTGTCGTAACTCCCCCTCAGAAAGGCGAAGCCCGTACAGGCGAGCACAGCGCTCTTTAGTGTTCGCAGAATCAGACTCGGACGGTCTTGATCTGACGGATGCTTCCCGACCCCTCTTCGTACGGACCGATCGAAGTCCCGCCTCGCCGCGTGGAACCTCCGAGGCTCTGGCCGCCATCGGTGCCGGGACGGCTGAAGTTCTTGGTGAGGTGTGAGGTTCCGTGAGAAGTGCCGGATCCGCTCGTACTCTTCCTCATCTTGACTGGGTGCTGGGCCATTGCCGTCTCCTTTCAAAGAGAGCCACCGGAGAGCCAGGTGGATGGCTCACCGGCAGCGACTCATGTCTCGCCAAATAGGCTACCACCGCGACGGCTGGTTTGCTAGAGTTCGGTACGCCATCCGAAGGAGGCTCGTTGCCGGTCCCTCCCCCCAAATTCGCGCTCATGGACGAGCAAACAGGCGAGATGTTCTATCCCTCCTGCCAGCCCCGACTCACAGACGACCGAATCAACGTCGACCCCATGCTCTGGGAAGCCTCCTGCGTCGAGAGGGTGCTCATCCTCGTCGCGATCACCGCCGTAGACGAGAAGCTCGGCCCGATGGTCGTTCCCCCCGGAGAGACCCCCCGATGTCACCCGATGACCGTCAGATTCGACGCATCGGAACAACCCGCCCCCGAAGACGACTGGATGGAGCAAGCCTTTGGCAAAACGGATTAGCGGCATGCTGCACCACCCGCCGGAGGATGTCTCGGTGGCGAAGCTGCACTCGATGGCGCTCGCATCGCTGGTTCAGCGGTCCCCTGGGCGCTCTCTCGAGATCGAGTTTCGCGATATCGACCGGCTCGGGAAGAAAGTCATTCTGCTCGCCACGGAGACCCCCAACAGCGTCATCTTCACGCTCCAGGGCGATTCTTGAAGGCGTCAGCGAAGCGGTGCTCTGCCCTGCTGCGTAGGGGCGTCCGCTGCCCCGACGAGGGAGTCGTGCAAGAGGGCGTCCGCTGGTTCTGCAAGGTCTGCATGGCCGAGCGCCTGGGGCGAGAGAAGGCCCGCAAGAAGTGACGAAAAAGCACTGAAACTCACCCTAGAAAAGCTCCTGGAAGCGAGAAAGCTCCTCGACCGGGCAATGGACGAGTGGGGGGATATTCGAGACTTGCTAGAACACATCGACGGCGTCTTCCAGCTCCGATTCTTGGGAATTCCGATGGACGTGCCCATTTCGCTCCAGAGTTTCCAGGAAGAGAACCTCTACCGATTCGGCCCGGTGGTTGTAGGAATACGCCCGGCCCATCGGTGGGCACTGAAACCACTTTCTGCACGTAGGCCCGAACGGCGGTGCAGAGGTCCCCCGGCGAGGCCGTGGAGCGGGGCGAGGGTCGGCGAATGGGTTCTGAGCTGGACTTGTTGAATCACGCCCGAATCGCCCCGGTGTCCACGGCCTTGATGGACGAGAAAACTGGACCAGATGTAGTTCTGGTCCACCCCGAAGGAGCGAGTAGATGCCGACTCTCGAGCAATTTAGCCGACGACTGTGGGGACTCCGGAGACTCCGCGCCCGGGTTTCCGAGGTGGCCACACGCAAAGAGTTCTGGGCCGACAGCTACGCCGGGCCACCGCTGGTCAACAGGACGTCGCAAAAAGCGCACATCGTCATGCTCGACGAGGCCCACGAGTGGCACGAGCTCACCGTCTACCCCGATATCGACCCGGACTTCATCCGGCTCGTCTGCTCGTGCCACATCTCGACCCACGACGCCGAGGCCATCGGCTCGACGTGCTACATCTGCAAAGGAGTCATCGAATCGTGAACGACCACCAATTCGCGCAGCTCATGGAGGGGATCGACATCGGGAAGTGCCAGATTCTCGAGAAGACCGAGGAATGCACGGAGCTAATCCTCCAAGCCCTGGGCCGCATCGAGCAGAAACTCGACAAGCCGATGATCCAGATCAACGAGACCGAGGGGGATGACCACTGCAAGCTCCACGGCGTCCGAGACTGCGTGATATGCGCGCCCTCGCGGGCCTGCACATGCCGAACCCCGGTTCCCGTCATCATGGGTACGGACTGCCACGTCTGTAAGAGGAGGATTCCGTGAGGTTTCCCGGACTGATCACCCGACCGGAGTGCCCATGCTGCCAAGCCCAGGTAGAGTTCATCGAAATCGGCGGGCAGCGTGTCCGCAGCCACGGAGTCGCCCAGGTCGAGAGCCACTGCATCCAGTGCTATTTCTACCACCGACACGGGTTTATCCGAGTCCTGTGGAGGCCCCTGATCCCAGACCTGATCATGCGCGAGTGGCTCAGGAGGCACTGGAAGCCATGAAGCCCCCCCTCCGCAAGATCCTCGAGCGAGTCCACGGCATCGGAAAAGGTTGGGGAGCCGCCAAGGGTGGCCACAACGTCCGCCTCACCCTCGAGTGTGGCCACACGATCATCGTCAACCACTCCAAGATGCCCAAGGGCAAGAAGGCCCGCTGCCCCAAGTGCGTCCGGATAAGGAAGTTGCTCGGATGACCAGCGGCATCGTGACCCCATTCCCTCGAGGGAAGCAACGACCCTGCCCTTTCTGCGAGACCCAGCCCCCCCAAGGCCTCCTGCTCTGCTGCCACCCAGCGCTCCGCCCCGCCCTGTTCTGCCCACAGTGCGGCTACCAGGAGGAGTTCATCCTGGAGTTCACCGGACCCCCGGAATGTTCCACGTAGAACAATCCCAGCCCAAGCCCCCAGACGTTAGCATGCCACCAACTGAAAGGGGCTCCCTATGCCACAACCCGTCTTCAACCTCACCATCGAGAAACTACTCGAAGCCTTCGATACCGCCAAAGACCTTCACGGCGAACTCAGCATCAACAACGTCACCACACAGCTCGCCATCGCTCTGGCACTCTGCGAACGCATCCAGCAGCTCGATGAGACCCTCCAGACTCTCACGACCACCTTTTCCACCAAGATGGACGAACTCATCGCAGCCCTACCAGGCATGAACCCCTAGAAGGAGACCCATGGAACTTCTCAACGGAATCTACTACTTCGACGTGCTCACCATCGACGGCGTGGACTGCGTCCGGATCATCGAGCCCACAGGAGGACGCGACATCTCCGAGTTCCCCCGCAACGAGGTGTGTGTGCCTCTGCACGGAAGGGACCCCAAGAGAGCAGCGATGAACCTCCTCAGAGGCATCAGGCTGACCCGGGAGAACGAGAAACGGTTCGGCAAGAACCCCACGATCACTCTCGCATAATGATCCCCGCGCTGCTGCTCATAGCCGCCGTGTTCTGTCTCTGGCAAGCCACGCGATGGAGGTGCCCTCACTGCGGAGGATCCCCGTCGGCCCCTGTGTGCCAAGAGGAGACCGAAAAGAAGAACAGCCCTTGACATCCACCCCCCGCACATGAGTACAATCCTGCTCCTTTCGGGCTCGCACGACATGGAAGGCTAATCAGCATGGTTCTCTCTTTCCCCGGTACACCGGAGAGTTACCCTCACCCTCGCCTGCCAAGGCCAGTGTGTGAGACCGGGTTTGATTCCTGGTGGGGGAGCCTCTTTCTTGAATAGCCCTCCATTCAGCGCAGCCAAACGCCCACACACCATCTATCCGCTTTTCTGGCCCTTCCAAGGCTTCCATGTCGGATCGCTCCGCCCGCTTGCATCCGCACACGAGGCCGAGAAAACACAGGGACGGGACATGTCTTCTAAAGCCGTGGTCCCCCGTTTGGGGGCCTGCCCCCCTCTGGAATCGGCTCTCGATTCGGACACCCCACCCCCCGCCTAGTCGCTTTCTCCGTACCCATCGGGGCACTCATCAGAATGACCATTATCGGAACATGCGATGGGGGGGCCTTCGCCGTGTAAACGCCCTGTCTTCCGTCATCGAGGGGAGCTGATGGAGCTGGCGAGCTCTCGGGCTGGATGATCTCAGTACGTCCATCTGGTACCATGACGATCCGAGGGGTAGGCGGTCCCTGGTTCGGCGACGTGCCAGCTATGCGCCCCTCACTACTCCCTGCCCCGCTGGGTGTGTTACACTGGCCCCTGTGCTTTGCCGCACTGCTACACCGATCCGGGGAGGTGCTCGACCCTCCCCGGTATTTGTCACGCAGCCCCCTCCGTGACAAACCCTTAATTATTACGTTCACGTAGTGTGCCAATGCCCTGTCAATCCTGTCGCACTGGGCCTTATTCGTAAGTACAGCTATGCCAAGGGCTTACACCTAATCCTAAGTCACGGTGGTGTATAGACTTACGGGGTGGACAACAGGGGCAACAGTGGTTATACTCTATTGTGTGAGTTGGGAAGGGTTCCCGACTCTCTTCTCTCTCGACCCGGTGAAAGGGGTCCGCTCATGTCTCAAGTCTCCCATGCCAAGCTGATCGACGGTCTTCCTGGATCGGTCCAGGACGAGATCCTGTCTGCTTGTGAACGTTCGATGTTCGATCTTGGCTGCCCAGGTTTCTGTATCGCTTGCCACGAAGAGGTGGATGGCGTCGAGCCTGACGCCGAGCGCTATAAGTGTGAGTCGTGCGGAGAGCGTGCGGTGTACGGGGCTGAGCAGTTGCTGCTGCTGGGAGCGGTGTCTTGAACCGGCCTGACGTCTCGACGGGCGACAACGGCGGGGGCCTGCTGTCGGTGTCCAATGATCAGGCCTTCCGTCTCCTGGACGGTCTTCTGGCGTGCTCTCCGGTCCATGTGGACAATGCCGACGTTGATGGGGAAGTCCGGTTCGCCGACGGGGACGCGGAAGTCCGGTTCGCCGGGGCGGCTGAGTTCATGCTGATGCGCCAGGATCGGTCCGAGTCTGGGGAGCTGGTGACGATTGCCTTCAAGCACGTCGAGACTCGGAACTATGTCCGAGTCGAGCTGGAATGGGGCGACGATGACAACGGGAGTGTGGCGGCTGTCGCGGCTCTGGTCGTTCCAAGGACGGCCGAGCCGTTCCATCGGGGCGCGTTCGGTCCGAGTCCTGCCGATCTGGAGCGGGCAACGGCGGCGCTCAAGTCTCTCCGGCTTCCTTCGCTCCGACAGCAGGAGCACCTCGATGGGATGGCCGATCGCGGAGGTGCGACGTCATGATGCTGCTGACCAAGGAGATCCGTCGCAAGCTGCCCGCTCTCAGGTCCACCGATGATGACGATGATCCACTCGTAGTGGTCAAGTTCTTCCATCCCTACTCGGATTGGACGTGGTACGCGACCGAGTTTGATCCCGAGGACGGGCTGTTCTTCGGCCTGGTCGACGGGTTCGAGGCCGAGCTCGGGTATTTCAGCTTGGCCGAGTTCGAGAGCATCAAGTTCCGGGGGCTTGGGATGGAGCGTGATCTCCACTGGTCTCCCAAGCCGCTCTCCGAGGTGCGCATGGCCGTAGAGGCGAGGCACCATGGATAGCGCGGCGCGGGCGTCCAGGATGGCGGCGTCGTTGGGTCTCACCGTCGATGCCCCAGTCGCCGAGAGCAATCGGGAACAGTGGCTCCAATCTGCGGCGGCGCTTCTGGGGCAGACTGAGTTCGCCGGGGTGGGCATCCAACTCCCTCCGGCGAGGATCTCGGTTGGGTTCCCTCACGGCGGCGGCAAGGGGTCGCGGTCGATCGGCCAGTGTTGGAACTCGAAGTGTGCCAGTGACGGGCTCTCTCAAATCTTCATCCATCCGCAGCTGATCGAAGGTGTCGACGTCATCGGCGTCCTGATTCACGAGCTGGTGCACGCCAGTGTCGGGACTGAAGCCGGGCACCGTGCGCCGTTTCGCAAGGTCGCGACGGCTATCGGGCTCGAAGGCAAGATGACCGCGACGACGGTGGGGGCGGAGCTGGCGGAGCGTGTAAACAGCTCGCATCTGCCGTTCCTGGGTCCCTACCCTCATGCGGCTCTCCAAGTGTCGCAGCTGAGGAAGAAGCAAGTCGCTCGGATGATCAAGATGGAGTGTCTCGCGTGCGGCTATGTGGCGAGGGCGGCACGGAAGTGGATCGAGGAAGCGGGGGCGGTGTCCTGCCCTTGCAACGGGGAGCCGATGGAAGTCGAGGTGAAGGACGATGATTAGCGCGTCGCTAGTGGCGAGGGTGCGGGCATATGCTGCGACCGACGCAGCTATGAGGGACGCCAACCCGAGCCCGCTCCCAGGGGAGTGGATTCATCATGGGCACAAGTCATCTTCAATCCTCCACTCCCTGCTGTCGGAGCTGGACGCCATCGAGGAGGGCGGGAGCATCGACTCCGGGCTCCGGCAGATTCTCGACGAGGACGCGGTGACGGGAGCGTGCCAGGACGTCGCGGACAAGTGCGAGCGGTTGCTCGGCGAGAAGTGCGAGGGCTGTCAGATGCCCCTGGACGATTGCGAGTGCCCACCGATGACGGTCGGAGAGCGGGGCGTCTGGTGAACCTGGCTCGTGAATCTGCTTTCACTCCCGGCGGCGGCAGTGGGGATCCCTCGCGGGTTGCTGACGCCGTCGGGACTTCAACTCTCGGTCATGTTTTTCCCCATGACGCCCCCGGTTCTTCCCCTCTTGCCCCAGCAAGATTGGCCCGGGGGTCTCTTACGCTCCGTGCCGTTCCTCGCATCGCCATCTCGGTGGTGGGGGGAGCGGCGCGGGGTCCTGCCCTGCTGGAAGTGGAGTTGATGTGATCGTCTGGAAACTGTCGTGGGTGAACTGGAAAGGCGAGCACGTCTGCAACGAGTGGCTGCGGACGGCTCGCGAGTCCAGAACGCGGGCCAACGAGCTGCTGGCCCAGAACGGCGGCAAGGTCGAGATCGAGAAGAAAGAGCTACGGATTCGGGGCGGCGGCATCCAGACCATCCTGGACTTCCTGAACAATGAAGCGGGCTACGCAGACGCAGGAGACATCGGATGAACCAGTGCGAGACTTGTTGCGCGGACGTAGCGCACGACGGCGCGACGCAGTGCAACAACTGCTGGGAGGTAGACCGGCGACCGATTTCCCCTCGCTTGCTACTGAAGATGTTCCTGGAGTTCGCGAGTCCGGAAGAGGTCAGGAGCACCGACGACCTGAAGGATGACCAGTGCGAGGCCGTGCTACTGATGATCTCCCCAGCCGCGATCCACGCCATCTTGACGTTCGAGACACGCAACAAGCTCAACGAGCTCATCGCCGTGATCCAAGCCGACGACGAAGAAGACGACACGGCGGACGATTGGAAGAAGAAGTGACACTACGTAATGAGAGGACGCAGCATGCCAAAGACCAGGCTGAACCTAACAATCACGCCTGCCGTTCGAGCACGCCTTGAGGATCTTCAAGAGGCCAGCGGGGCTGAATCCATGACGGAGGTCATCCGCCGCAGCCTGGCTCTCTACGAGCTCGCGTGGGATCTCGACAAGAAAGGCGGACACGTGATCTTCAAGCATGCAGACGGCAGCGAGGAGCGACTGGCGCTTCTTTGACGATTGAAGTGACACTACGGACCTTCGCTCGTCGCGCTGGTCCTGGCCCCGGGAGTCAAGCGATTGGCGTTGCAGCTCCCGGGGTCGTTTACACAGTACGCGGAATTACAACGGGCGGCGAGGGACAATGTTCGAAGCCGAGTGGCCGGTAGTCCTCATCAGTTCGCGTCCACCCCCGTTCTTTCTACGGAGCTGCCAATGAGTGTCAACTGGGCGACAGAGCCGAAGCAGTGCAAGGGCTGCGGCAACGAGTTCCTGGACTACTTCGGCTCGCGTGGATTCTGTGACACTTGCATCATCGAGGTCGAGGAGGAGGAACGGGAGCGGCGGCACGAGGAAATCGAAGAGGACTACCGATGAACTTCGCCGAGTACACATGGCGGGCGCTGAACCCGTATCGCAAGGCCCGCCTCGAGAAGCCGATGAGTCGCGATGAGCTCGCCAGGGCTACGGGGTTCTCCAAGCAATGCATCTACCTCAATGAGACTCGACAACCGAGTGAGCGACCGAGTACAGTCCTGGCCATCTGCAACGCCCTGGGGCTCGACCCTCTTCTCACCGGCCCCGCGCTCCAAGTGTGGTGGGAGCTGAAACCATGATCCAATTCCAATGCGAAGATTGTAGCGCGTTGGTCTCTATCGATTTCGTAGCTGGGCATGTGGTGAGGTCTCCCGATGTCGAGTGCGATCGTTGCAAATCAAGGGCCTCTGGTTTCTTGGACATGATCTCGATCCGCCGAGACGAGTCACTAAGCGGACTTGAATTCCTGCTGGCCCTGACCCGTAAGTGCCGGGAGGTATCAGAGCTATGAGCGTGAACACCGATTTTGACCAATGCTGCCGATGCGGTCGGGCATCCACCCGAGGGCTCCATCGCGGGATGACGATCACGCTCGGTGTCCTTGAGTACAAGAACAAGAGCACGGAAAGCCGCCGTCTCTGTTTGGATTGCCAGGATGACGTGCTCAAGTGGATAGACCGCACTTCCAACGACAGTGGGTCTGATCTCATCAAACTGCTCAAGGAGGAGTGCGATCCCGCCGGCTACGTGAAGCACATCCAGAAGCAAGGCCGGCGAATCATGAGCGGCGAGATTCGCTACGACCGAGGCGACAAGGGCCAGCTCTGCATGGAGTGCGGCAAGCCGATGGGACAAGCAAGCGAAACAGAGACGCGGTGTAAACGCTGTCTCGAGAAGCCCCCGAAGGAGGATTGATGGGTACGAAGCGACCGAAGAAGTGCGCGAGCCACGAAGTATGCGAGCGTCGGTTCCTGATCGAGACTCGCGACGACGTTATGAAGGAGCGCGACGAGGCGGTGGAGAAGTTCGACTTGCTCAACACTCCTGATCTTGCGGCGCCCGAGCACGGCGTCGATGTCGGGATCTCTGTGGACCGCAAAAAGCTCTGGGTCAACCGCGATGGGGTTTGTGTTCTGCGTATCCAGGACATACCCGTGCTCGAAGTGGAGAGCGACGCAGTGAAGGAGCAAGAGCGTCTCAGGGCGAAGCTGAAGCAGCAGTCGGGTTACATCGACGACGCGAACAATCGCCTCTGCGCGGCTATGGGCGATAGCGAGACTACGGGGACGCTGTTCGACACGGTCGGTAGGGCTTGCAAGTTTGGAATCCGAGAGTCGGATTGACGACGACTCTCTCCCTAGCTCTAGAGAAGTGGCGGCGAACGTGCCCCATGCGGCTACGGCGCGGTAAGCGGTCCCAGCAGACGCTACGGCGCGAAGCCGGGGTGGCGCTCTCTACCGTGAGTGACTGCGAGCGTGGCGCCTCAATGCCTACCCTGACCTCACTTGAGGCTCTAGCTCATTGCTTGGAGACAACGCCGCTCGTCCTGGCCGATGAGCTCGGCGTGTGGATGGACTCAAGACCTACAACCGAAACGGCGCAAGCCTTTCTAGAAGCGGAGATGTTCTGATGGCCGAAGTACCTGTCGATAAAGTTCTCGCCCCCGACATCGGGGTTTGGCGATGCAAGAAGTGTGGAGATACATCGCCCACCGATGTTCTCGCTCCTCGCTTCGTTCCCGCTGGTGGTGGCCGTGGAATTCACCACGTCTGCCCTGGCACGAGCGAAGCCCAGGGCTGCGAAATCTTCGTGTCCGGGTTCGAGTTGCTCCATGAGGTGCTCAGGGGGCTTCGTCAACAGGTTGACGTGATTCTGGAGCTGATCCATGGAGTTGAAGAAGAATGCCGATCACTGAAAAGCAGCGCAAAGAAAGACTCGCCCGCGCCGGCGGGAGCAGCGAGTCCCCCGCACTCTGCGGAGCCAGCAAGTGGCAGCAACCCTACGACATCTGGGCGCTCCGAAACCTCGACCTCAAAGTCACCCCGGAGGAAGAAGAAGCGAACCGCAACGCGAAAGCGATAGGCAACTATCAGGAGGACGGCCTTCTAAGCTGGGGCGCTGACGAACTCGGGATTACCATCGTTCGCAACCAGTACGTGATTGGCGCTAACGACGTCATGGCGGCGCACCTCGACGCCCTGGTCGTCGTGCCCGGTCGCCAGATCATGGACCCGTCACACAAGGCTGTGATGGAGGCGAAGTGCCGAGGGATGCGCGACGATTGGGGAGCGCCTTACACTGCCGACGTGCCCCAGGACGTGAACTTCCAAGTGCAGCATCAGATGTATTGCAAGGGAGCCGACCTCGCCTACGTGATCGCCCTGCTCCCGTGTTTCAAGCACATGGAGATGATCCTCTACATCGTTCCCAGGGACGAGGAGCTCATCCAAATGATTTGCGCCGAGTGGGAATGGTTCTGGCCGAATCACATCGTAGCGAACGTGCCGCCAGAGTGGGGGCACATGAGCGAGGAGATGCTAGGCCGTGTAAACTTTACGCCCGGCAAGATTATTCCCGTGGCTATCGACCTCACCGACAACTGGCTTGATCTTCGCCAGCAACGACTCGACATCTCGAAGGAGGAGAAGAAAGCGAAGCTACACATCGAGACGCTCATCGTCGAGGCCGATGGCGGCTCCGTCGAGGGCGCAAACTACGAGCTGACCTACACGCCGACGACTCGAAAGAGCCACGGCAAAGACCCCGACAAGTACAAGGACCATTGCAAGGAATGCGGGCTCGGAGTCCGCGAATCGACTACCCGAACGCTGCGAAAACGAAAGGTGTGACCGTGAACCAAGAGACCATCACCGAGAGCCAGCTCATGGCCCCGGAGACAAGCAAAGCGCCGACTGGCTTTGAAGTCGCGCTCATCGATAGGTGCGTGGTTACGGCGCGAGAGTATCCCCGAGACCTCGAGAAGATCGTCGCCGACGTCATGCTCTCCGCGACAATGGACATCGACATCGCCGGGGAGTGCTTCTACAGCTTGGAGCGCAAGGGTGCCGATGGAGTGAACGTGATCGAAGGCCCATCGGTGCGCCTCGCTGAGTTGTTCGTCCAGCAGTGGGGAAACCTCCGCGCCGACACGATCATTGACGACCCAGGACCACGCGACATCTCCGCTCATTGCGTCGTGTGGGACATGGAGAAGAACACGATGATGAAGGTGACGGCGAAGCGCGGCATCATGGGGAGAAAGGGTCGCTACGGAGACGACATGATCCGTGTGACGGGGCAGGCTGCGGCGTCGGTCGCGTACCGCAACGCGGTGTGGAAGGTCATCCCGATGGCCTTCGTTCGCAAGGTCATGGGCGCTTGCAAGGGCAAGATTAGGGGCGACAACGAGGACTCCAAGACGCCAGCGAAAGAGACCATCGCGCAGCGGCGCACCAAGGCCGTGAAGTTCTGGAACTCCCTCGGCATCTCCAACAGTCAGATTTTCGCCAAGTTCGGAATCGACAAGCTCTCGAAGCTGACCGGCGACCACCTCGTGAGGCTGGCGGGCGGCTGGAACGCGATCCGCGAGGGGCAGACCAACCTCGATGGGATCTTCCCCGAGATCCAAGGCGACGACGACCAGGAGCAGGAGAAGGACGACCCGAAGGCGGCTCTGAAAGCGAAGCAGGATGAGCGTGCGAAACTGCAAAACGTACAAGAAAACTCGCCCCAAGATGACACTCGGGGAAGCGGAAAGGGAGTTACTGAGGGCGGCGACACTGGAGATTCAGCGCCTCAAGAGGGAGCTGCGGACGGCGAAGGAGGAGCTGGCGCTTCTCAGGACGACACTTCCCCGCGCAGCCCTGGCGAGGCAGCGGGAGGTTCTCTACCGCTCGGCGGCGACGGCGACTCCCCGACTAGTTGAGCTCCACGACCTCATCGGCGATGCCCGACGATTCGCCAATGAGGAGCTCGCCCGCGTCCGGAAAAGTATCGCCGCGCTACCCTAGGAAGGACCGACCTTGTGATGAGTGATCTTGTGACGAGCGACGTACAGCTGAGACAAGCAGTGGACCATCTGAACGAGACCGTGGATGAACACCGGATCGTGGTGCTCCGAGGGTTCAACGACGTGATGGAAGCGCTGGGCCTGATCGCGGCCTCGATCGACCGACTTGCGGCTTTGAAAGGCTCAGAGCCGCTTGACGCGGAGGCGTGATCTGCTCTAGTGAGGCACATGGAATTCACCGACTCCCAACCCAAAGCCACGGAAGACCTCGGCGAGCCCTCCTAACGGTGGATTCCATCTCGCCGGGGTCGCTTTTTCGGAGGCCCTGATGGCCAAAGGGATTCCCCCTACCCGGTACTTCATCGCGCCGCGGCGGCTGTTCAAGTGTGGGCTGTCTGCGCAAGAGATCGCGATAGTCTCCTACCTCTGTAGCTTGGCCGGTCCGGACGAGGTTGCTTGGCCTTCCGTCAGGGCGATCACGGAATCGACTAAGGTGAGCAGGGCTCAGGTGTTCCGTGTCCTGAAGGCTCTCTGCAACGCGGGGATCCTTGCGAGCGAGAGCGGGGGCGAGAAACACAGAAGCAACCGCTACACGGTCAACTGGGAGGCAATAGGGGGGCCAAACGGTCTCACAGAGAGACTAGGGGTCTCACCAGGAGACGGGGAGGGTCTCGTAGAGAGACGGGGAGGGTCTCCTGGTGAGACCCCTATTGATCCATTATTGACTGATCCATCATCTACCACAACCCCCCTACCCCCCAAGGGGGCACGGTTCGATTTCGAATCAGTTCGTCAGGAATGGAACGCGCGGGCGAAAAAGTGGGGGCTCAAGACGCTGGAGAAGGCGAGAGTCCCTAAGAGCAGAGCACAGAAGAAGCGAGAGACGGCCTGGCTTGCCCTGTGCCGCGATTGGGAGTCTCCAGCTAAGGTCTGGGTAGTCATGGACCGAGAGTTGCCTCTGCGGAAGCCCTGGGCCGTTGAGCAGCGTTTCCCATCATTCGACCAGATGTGCCAGGCGTCGACGTTCCAGAAGCTCTCGGAGGGGTTCTACCAGGGCGAGGGAGCCAGGAAGAGGGACGAGGAGCGGAGGGAGGCGGACAGTGGCTGGCAACAGTGAGCGCCCCAGGGTGAAGGTCTTCTGGGCTTGGTACGACGGATGGGTGGGCTACTTCTGGGAATCCAAGAAACGGTGCCTGTATGTCTGCCCCATCCCTTGGCTGGTGTTTCGCGCCCATCGCCACCGTTGGCGCACCGAGTTCTCCGGAGCCTTGAGGACCTGCGTTGATTGCCACGAGGAGCAAGAGGACTTCGGGTTCGGCTGGGAGTCGATCTCGTGACCGGCAAAACTGAGATCAGGTGGACCCACTACTACGACCTCCTAAGAGACTCGATTCTCTGCTCCCATACCTACCCAGGCCGTGGCGACCTCTACGGACACCCGGGCTGGGACCTTGTCGAAACGACCTGGAAAGACGGGCGCTTCAGCCGGAGTTTCCAGATCGATGACTCCCCACCATGGTGGATTGTCACGGTGCCCGATGCCCAGGACTGAGGCGTTTACACTCGAAGCCCCCCGCCGCAAGGACGGCGAGACCGTCGCCACACTCACCGTCACGGGCTGGATCGAGAAGGTCGACGGAGGTAGCGAGTGCTTTCTCGAGATCAGGGGCGGGAAGGTGACGACGTTCGTCTGCGAGACGCCATCCCTACTGTCGAAGCTCCACGACGATGGCGGTCGCTGGTTCACCGTCAAAGACCTGTTCCAGAAGTCGATTTGCACGACTCGCCTCGCCTACGATGACTTCATGGCCCAGTGGGGCGCTCTGCTCAAGGAGTGGGAACGCCGCCGGCGCGGGGAGTTCGCCAGGGGCAAGGCCAACGCGAAACAGGCGATGAACGAGCTGCCGTTCGAGGAGATCGCGAAGGATGTCAACACCCACGCGCCGCCGCCGTGTCGTCACAACTGGACGCTGGTGGACGGCGTCATCTCATGTCGGAAATGCCCGGAGGTGCTGAAGCGATGAAGTGGAAGCCGCCAGCATTGCTACCGCCAGAAGTGGAACAGCTGCGGGCCGTAGCGAACAGACCATCGACGTTCCCAGGAGATCTCATTTCGAAGCACCAAACGTTCCGGCTCTACGTTATGGGGCTTGTCGGATGCGACCCCTCCGGTGACTACTACGCCACCGACAAGGGAGTGAACTGGTTGCAGCGGTGCGGGCTGGTGCCGTACGTGGACGTGGGGGAGGACAGCCCATGACCTTCTCTGGAGTCGTCGGCCACGGCGAGTACCCCGCAGACTGGAAAGAGCTGTCCCACCGCGCCAAGATCCAGGCCCAGTGGCGATGCGTTCGCTGCGACCACGAGCACGACGTCGAGACCCATTACGTTCTCACCGTTCACCATTGGGACGGGAACAAGAGCAACTGCGAATGGTGGAACCTGATGGCGCTCTGTCAACGGTGCCACCTCCGCATCCAGGCGCACAGCAACCCAACCCAACCGTACATGCTCGACCACACCGACTGGGCGAAGCCCTACGCCGCTGGGTTCTACGCGAAGAAGTACCTGGGCGAGTTGCTGACCAGGGAACAAGTGATGGCGCGGTTCGATGAGCTACTCGCGCTGGAAGGAGTGTGATGGCCAGCCCCACGCCGTTCCGGGAGTCCAACGCAGAGCTTGGCGCGCCAGAAAAGGAGGACGTTGCCTTGCCCATCCATCGAAGCAACGGCGTTGTCGTCTCCTGTTGGCGGTTCACAAAGCCCGAGATCGCCGAGATCAATGAAACCGGGCGGGTATGGCTCATGTTTCGTGGCGAAACCCACAGCCCCGTTGTGGTCCTCGGACGTAAGAGTCAAGTTTTCCAGGAGCCCTAGTGAAGACCATCGAAATCTACGTCCCCGGAGTCCCCCAGGCGTGGGAGCGCACCGGCCACCGCTGAGTGATTCCCAAGAGCGGCAGGAAGCCGTTCGTTCACACCTACACCGAGGCAAAGACTCGCGAGTACAAAGACAAGGTCGCCACCTACGCCAAGACCAAGATGCGCGACAGCAACCTCGGCATGTTCCTAGGTCCCGTGGTGCTCGAGGTCCACGGCTACTGGAACACACTCGGCGCACCGAGGAAGCGAGAGCCTCGCCCGATGTACCCCAAGGCCACGATCCCCGATTGGGACAACCTCGGGAAAGGGGTCTCGGATGCGCTGAAAGGAGTTTGTTTCAAAGACGATGGCCAGGTCTTCGCCGCCGTCGTGCAGACGTGGCACTGTGGCCAGGGAGACAAGCCGAGAGTCGAGATCAAAGTTACCTCACTCACATTGGCTGAGTGCTACGGCCTGGTGCTGGCCCCGCGCTACACGTTCGAGGAACTCGACGGACAACACGAACTCTTCTGAGGAGGAACAATGGATCAGGACTTCGTAGCGGCAGAAGTGATAGGGCATCTACAAGCGACCGCATCGGGCTTAGCGACCGCACTTACCCGCGAACGATTGGGCTGGATGAATCTCTCGGGAGGACTGCGCGACGAGGTCAACCACTTCCGGGAACTGGCGATCGCGGCCGACGAGAGGGCCAACGAGGCGCGGGGCAAGGCGATTGACGAGTGTGTGGACATTGCACAGCGGAACACCATGGGGCCAACGAGAGATCGTGTCCTTCACAAGCTCCGCGCCCTGAAGGAAGTAAAACGGCCCGGGGTGTAGTCGAGCCCCGGGCCAACCCAGTGGAAGCTACTGCGCCTTGATTCCCCATTGTTTGACACGAGCATCGTACTTGGCCTGGTGGCGGTGGTCGAACTCCGCGTCGGTCTCGCCCTCGGCGTAGCGTTGACGCGAATGCACTGTGCGTTTCACACAGAGAGAGTCTTCCCAGACCGCAATTTCTTCTGACATTTCAATCTCGTTTTCTAGAAGCATTCGCAGCTCGTTCACGTCATGAGCCGTGGAGCTGAACGAGCTGACTGTGATGAAGGCAATTACCAACGACGCACAGACGAACATAGTGAACAGGGCGATGGTTCTGGAGTGGTCCTTGACAGGCTTCTCTATAGCACCAAAGACAATACCGTTATTTCGGGAATTCGGGGATGTCAAGGTTCGCTCCCGGGTTCTTATCCTTGAGCCTCTGGATCCACTGCAACATGTCAGCTCTGGAGATCCTACCCTTGATGACCTGCTCGATCCTAATTAAAGAATCGTCAATGTTCGAAAGATGCGACTCGATTGAGGTTATGTAAGCCCCACCCCCGAACGCCCCGCATATGCAGAGCACCACAAGCCCAAGCTGGATCGGTGTCGCCCGACTGATGGCGCCCGTGCCTTGTGTCATGTCCGACCTCCCTATTCCTGTAGCCCGAGAGCCTCTGCGGTCGCATCCTCGACCTCGTCGAACAGCGCCCGAAAATAGAAAAGATTCTGGAACGGCATCAATCTTCTGAGTGTGTGCAAGTCACCAGCCGATGGGCCGTCGGCCTTGAACGGCGCACCAATGACGCGAGCGATGTCCGTCGTCGCTCCGACCGCTGGACCAAACGCCGCGTCGATGATGTTACGAGCGCGGAAACGACTTGTGACCTCGCCGCCGAGGAGGGCCGAGGCGCCGAGGCGACCACTCGTCGCTTTTTCAACCAGCGCGTTGTAGTCGGAGTAGAGCCCCAGGATGCCCGATCGGTCTACGGCATTTTGCGCAATCACGAGCGGGTTGTCGCTGATCTTTCGACCGGCGAGCGTCTCCTTGACCAAGTAGATCATCGCGCCCATGCCGACCATGGCCATCATGCCCTGGAACACCTGGGCATCTCTCCGCTGCATCCCCGAGAGCGTTGTGCGTTGCACCGCTGCGAACTGGAACGAACGAAACTGGCCCATGAGAGAGAGGATCGGATCCGCCATGAATCGCGGAGCCTCTCCGACGCCAGGGAGGAGAACGCTTTTCTCTACGTCGGTAACGACGACGGCCCCGAAGTCCCGAGCAAGCGCCCTGTTATCAGGACCCCAATCCTCGACGCGAGCGAGGAGCAACCTTCCGCCGACACCCTCCTCAATGTCTCCCCCACGGTGGACCTCCCCGAACTCGTCCATCATCTTCGCGAATCGGATTGCCATCGTTCGGTTGACGCCGGCCAGGGCGAGCTGTACTTGCCGAGCCTGGGAGAGCTTCCCGGCCCGCCATGCCATCGAGTCTCGCATGATTCGATCCGCGACCATGAGCGAGCTTCCTGACGACAGGTAGGCGTTGTGATGATCGAGCCCTATGGCCTTGGAGAAGACGTTTTGAATCGCCGCTAGGCCACGACCGAAGGCTGTCGTCGGGTCTTGTGCGAACAGGTCTCCCTTCCGCATCGAGCGCCTGGCGTTCCCGACGAGATTGTAGGCCAGGAACATGCGTTGCATGTCCGCGCCCTTGACCTTGGACAACAGCGCAGGGTCGGCGACGATGGCCTTGAAGGTCCGCATGAACGACGAGCTGCCGTTCGTGAAAATGATCTGCCCGAGGTCGGCCCATGACGAGATCCAGAAGCCCCCACCCTTCACGACGAAGTTGAGCCCCTTGATTGCCGAGGCTGCGCGATAGAAGAAGTTTCGAGGGTCCTCGGTCATCCCTGTGATGTTGAGGAGCTTCTTCCGGACATGCTCGATGTCGGTGAGGGTGTTGACGAGCTGGCGTTCTATCCGCGCTCTCTTCTTGACAGGGGCCGCGTCGATAAGAGCCGCGAACTCCCGACGGATGATCTTCTTCACTGTGACGAGCTGGACACCGTCGAACGCCTCGGCCTTGCGGAGCGAAACGGCCTGGTTCGCCAGGCCCAGGGTCGCGTTGGCGATGTCGGTCTTGTCTTCGATCTCCAGTACGGTCCCGTCCTTGCGTGTCACTCCGTCCTGCGAGAGCTGCACTCTGATTTCGCCCTCTAGCTCCGCCCTCAGATCCTTGTTCTTGAGCATCGCCGGCTGCAATTCTTTGTGGGCGATGGTGCGGAACTCCTCCAGTTGATTCAGGACCCTAAGCAAGTCGTCCTCACCCTCCTTCAGTGCTCTCCCGATCCCCTGCACGAAGACCTCGTCACCATCGAACAATTGCTGAGACAGCAGCTCATTGTTTCTATGGAGGCTTTCCTGTTTCTTGATGAGGGCCTCTATCTTAGCCGCCGTCTTCCACCTCGAGCTGTGCGAGTACGCTCGCATCGTCTTGAGGTTCTCGATGCGATGCTGCACTAGCATCAACTCCAGGACGTCGCCCTTCTTGGCGTGGTCCCTTGCCGCGAGTACGTGCTCCCTCAAACCGCCGATCATCGGGGTGTCGGTCGGAGCCATCCGGGCGAGCTCGATCTTCCCGGGCATGGTTTCCGAGAGACGTTCGAGGATGATGTCCATGTCGGAGACGAGGAACTCCTCGATGTCAACGTCCTTCACCGTGAACGAGCGAGTCTGCAACGGGTCAGGGTTGAGGCCCCAGTCCCACTGCTTCACGTTGGCGATGATGTCCTCGGCGATCTCCCGAGCCCCTTCGTCGGTGGTTGCCCTCCCGGTCTCTTTCGCCCATCGCATTGCCTGGTCCCCGAAGCCGGTCCCGTCCTCGCGCCAAGTGCCCTCGAGCACGGCATCCTGATCGTAGACCCTGGTAAGCCACGAGATGGCAGTGTCGGCGACCTCTCCGGGCTCGATGAGCCCGACCGCGACAAGCTGTTCGTTCATCTCGTTGAAGCGTTTCCGGACCTTGTTTGCCGACGCCTTCACCGCGATAGCGAGTAGCTCATCTTCGAGGAAGTCGGCCTCGTCTCCGCGCCTCATGGCCATCGCAACGCCCTTGGAAAACTCGGGGTACTTGGTCGTCCCCCCTTCCTTCCAATAGCGGGCGTGCTCGACGCGCATGTCGAGCCGCTCAAGCGTCACGTTGTAGCGCCAGAGGTCCGTGTAGGCTTCCACCGACGGCCCCATGGTCTCGCCGTCGCGAGTCGCCAAGCGAACGATCGGGGTAGACATGAGGCGAGCCGCGAGGTTCTGGACCTTGGGGATTCCGCTGAGATACATCCGCATCAATGGGGTTCGGATCAGGGCACCCAGCGCCTTGACGGCACGGCCCGAAGGAGCCTCTGCGCCGCTGGCCTTCTGCAACTGGGTCACTGCGTTTGCTGCGAACTCGTCCATCGAGATTTGCTCGCCGGCCATCATGGTGATCGTCGGGAAGTTGTGCTCCCCGGTCTCGTCGATGGACTTTCTCGCGACCGCCTCTTCGGCCTCGATCTTCTTTGCGAGGTCGGTCAGCTCCAGAGGCGAGAGCCACTTCGCCGAAGCGCCGCCCAGGACCCCCGAGATGATCGTCGCACCCGAGACGTTGAGGATCGACTCTCCGATGCCCCGAGTCTCCTGAAGCTCCTGAAGGCCAACCTCCGCAGCGAGCGAAGATACAAACCCCGCTGGAGCAGCTAGTTTAGCCCCTTTCATGAACGATGCGCCGACCTTTGCTGCCCTGGCCGGTCCAGCTATAAACCCGAAAGGGACCAGGTTCTCGGGAGAGATCAGCCCCGCGCCCATCATGGCGATGAAGCCAGCCCATCCGGAGTCGGCCAACACCTCACGCGCCGCGAGCTCCGAGTCGACCTTGCTCCGTAGTCGTATCGTTTCCGCTGGGGACCTGGAGCTCGTGAACGTATCAGCGAACTCGATTTTGTAGAAGTCAGGGAGCGTGTCGTCCTTGAAGGAGTTGTAGCCGGCGACGGGAGGGTCGTCCCCAGAGAACTCGGTAGCGTGTGCAAACGCCCCGAGAAGATTCTCTTGCTGGATCGCCGCGCCCCACACCCGTTCGGAGAACAGAGACTCGAAGAACCCCGGAGCCTTCGGCGTGGGCGTGGAGGTCCCGACGTCTCGACTGATCTTCGCGTCGATGCTCAGGTCGTCGAGGACTTCGGATGGTTCTACGGCTGGCACGTTGCCTGATCGTTCATGCTCATGGGCAGCGACGGGCCTGGTTCCGGAGGAACGTAAGTGCTCAGTCCGGTCATGATCGCTGAAATTGCGTCTCCGTTGGCGTCAAGGCTCACGGAGAATTCACCGGGAGAGAAGAGGAACTTGAGGCGATCAAGCCATTGCATCCTAACCCTTGTAGTGTGGATCGGGTCTTGCACATCGACCCTGGAAATCACCTGCCCGTTAATCTTCGTAGTAACCGACATTTCGATCATCGTTCCTCCTAATCTATCCAACGACGAATCGGGACCATGTAACTCACTCGCTTTGGACCGCATCTACTGCGACCCCGGCGGCACGGATGGGAACAGCGGGGATGCGGACGTTCTCGGCCTCACAACGGGCGGGCCAGAAACCATCGGGATCTTGACCCCGACACGTTGCAGCCACTCCAGTTTTCTGAGACGCAAGCGAGCGTCCCCCGGTTCCAGGCTCCCCTCTCTCCGGAGCTTCGATGTCAGCTTGGAATAGGTGGCGACCTCCTTGTCGCGCAGGATCTCGAAGCGCCTCCAGAAGTGGTTGACCTCGCTCTGTTTGAACTTCCCGTCGGGGCCTTTGGAGAACTGGAGGTCGGAGTAGAGCTTGCTCCATCCGGCTGCGAACGTCGGGGCCATGCCGCGAACGGGCTTCGTGAACATGCCCCGCTCCTCCCTGGCCGCGTCCCAGTTGTCCACGAGGAGATGGAGTCGCTCATCGTTCGTTGATCTTTTTATTTTCGCGACGTTCTCGGGCGAGGTTTGGTACTCGGGAACGAAGAAAAATTCCTTGCCGTCCTTGCGCCGGAGGTGCTGCGGCGCACCACCAGGGCCGATGGAAAAGATCGCGTAGCGAGGCTCGGACATCGTGCCGTCCCTGCCAGGGAGAGCGACGGACTTCAGCGAGTCGAGGTCGACTTTGTCGCCGCCGATGACGTTCTCGACGACCTCTTCTCGGAGCTGGTCGGTGCTGTACGTGCCGTAGCGCGTCTCCATCGCGTAGGCCACCCACTCGCCGCCGAACAGGCCCCCGGTGGGTTGCGTCCACTTCGATAGAAGCTGGAGCCTCGCAACTTGCCGGGCCTCGTTGATCTCCATCCTCTGAATCATGTTGGTCTGCACGAACCCCTCGAAATCGATATACATCTGGAGGTTCGGATTCGGCGTGTAGCCCCAGTCATTGATGAGGTCTGGGAGCGCCTCGCGGTTCTTCTTTCGGATGCCCTGGATGTCGTACTCTTCCAGAATCCCCGAACGATCGAGCTTGCTTCGCCTTTCGAGGACGGACTTGTAAGCAGCGGCGATGTCGACCTCCCCGCCGGCTGTTCTGCGCCGCACCTCCAGCACGATGGAAAGTTGCGATGGAGAGAGAGTCGCCTCGATCTCCTTGACCAGGAGGCCCTTGATCTCGGGCGTGACGACTAGCATCTCGTTGTCCTCGACGGCGCGACCCATCGATTGCACGACGATCTCGAGATTCCTTCCGTTGCCCACCATCGGATTCTGAAGTCGCCCCTGCATCTCCCGCTGCCAGAAGTTAGACACGAACCCCGACGAAAGAACGTCCTCGTTGAACTTGGAAGCGATATCGAACGGCGTGCCATTGAGGAGGAGGTCGGCGTACGTTTCTGATTTCTCTTGAAACAGCGAGACGCCGATGGCGGTGAGGGGGTCGGCTGGTCCGCCGCTGGGAATGGTCCTGCCGAGCACGTTCTCTCCGTGAATGAACGCGGAGCGGTAGAAGTCGGCGCGGTCTCGGGACGTTTGCACGCTCTGGCGCATGGGCTCAAGCTGCGCCTTGGAGAATTGGCGCTTCGCCGTCCCTGTGTCGAGGAAGATGAGCATCGCGTCGGCTTGCTTCATCTTCCGGGTCGCGCTCTCCAGACCCTCGCGCACGATCTCCTCGCGTGTCATCAGCGCGTTGACTGCGAGATTCTTGACGGCCTGGTCTACTTCCCTCGACGCGATGTTCCGTGCAAGCGTGACGATCTGAGCATGTTGCTCGGAGTTCATCCGGTTGGCGAGAGCCTCGGGCTCGTCGTCGATGTCACGCGCCAGGTCTTCGACCTCCTGGCCTGACGTGAGCAGCCGGCGGAAGATGTTGAATTGCTGTTTCTGTACTTCCTCGGTCTTCTGCTCCTCGGTGAGCTGGGCACTGGCGAACGTCGCCGAGTTGATCTGATCCGTGACGCCTTCAACGTCCGTGATGCTCGTGACTCGGTTCGCTGCGTTGTCGTTGTCTTCGAACAACTGAGCCCGCGCCGCGTCCTTGGCCCGGGAGTCGAACTGCTGCTGATAGCTGTTGCGGAAGTTCTGAACGAGCGGTGGCGTGGCGAGCTCCAGTTGCCGTCTCACTGCGGGGCTGACGTCCTGGGCCTGCTCGTCGATGAGCTGAGACTGGAAGGCTTCGACGGCATCATCGACGTGCGACACCGCGTCTCTCTCTGACAGCAGAACCTCGCGAGGCGTCTCGTTGACGCCCTTCATGGCCTTGTCCGCGAAGCCGTTTATACGGCTCTCCACCAAGCTAAGCTGGGCCTTCTCGACATCTTCGTCGCGAGCCTTGGCTTCTGCCTCGATCTTCGATACCTGGCGGTCGAAGAGTTGGCCCGCCTCTGCGGCGACACCACGCAGCACCGACGCCACGAGGAGCCGAGCCTGGACTGGGGCGTTGGGGTTTCCCGGGAGCCGCTCCAATGGAGAGACGCGGCCCGTGGGGGCGAGCGGGACTCTGACGATCCCGGGCATTCTACTTTCCTCTCGCCTTCTGGAGCTGGACGCCGGAGAGAGCGAGGCTCGCGCCGGCTGAGATACCGGCGATCAGGGATGCCGTCTTTAGGGCGCTGCCCGTCGCCTTGCCCTGCCGTATGATCTCGGACGCCGCTCGCGCTGCCGCCGCGTTGCCGCTGCGGATGGAGAACTCCGACTCCCTGGTCGTCCGCAATGCAGCGAGCACCGGAGAACCTGTGTTTGCCTGGAACCCAGCCGCCCCGCCTCGGGCGATCTGGAGAGAAGCCAGAACCCGAGCGGCTTTCCGCTGCGCGAACCGTCGCTCCTTCTGGGCTTCGATGATGAGTCCGGCCTGCTTCTTCGCGGTTCGCACGGCCTCGCGCCCAGCCTTGGCGGTCTCCTGGGATGCGAAGATCGCTGCGCCGGCCTCGACGGCGGCCAAGAGCGCCGCGCCCGCTACGTCGCCGCCGTCCCCGGAAGGAACGCCAACCGTCTTTGCGGCGTCGATGGGCTTACCGGAGCCCGTGGTAGAGACGCTGATGAAGACGTCCGCCGCCTCGCTGGCGAGGTCTCTCACAAAATCTCCTAATCCGCCCATCATTCCCTCCAGAATTCCAGAAGTGGCTGGCCACTCACTTTCTCTCTCCCGGTTGCTACGTGAGCGAAGCCGAGGAACTCGATGAACGCGATGCTCTGCTTGAAGCTGGGCACGCAGTGACAGAAGAGACCTCCATCGAGCTCCGGCAGTAACCACTCGAGCCAATGTTTGAACGCCCTGGCAACGGAGATTCCCTTGCAATCGAAGCGAGTCACCATCCACGCGACGAAGCGTTCTTTCTTGTCGAGCTGCAACCCCCAGCAAGCGTGAACTACTCCATCGACTCGCAGCGTCCAGCCGACCCTCGTATCGTTGTAGAGGTGCCGCATTGGCTTGTCGGCGCGGATGAGGATCTCGGGCCGGACGTGCTTCATCCCCGCCAGGTCGTCCGTGTTGTAGTACCAAATGCTAGTTACCACCGTACGACTCCTCAATCGTGAGAGCGATCAGCTCCCAGGCGAAGGGAGCGTGTCCCGTGATATGCAGCGATGGGTTCCGGTCGTCGATCCCGAGGCCGTCGATTGTAACCCACCCGGAAAACGGAACCGGGACATCGTCGCCGACGGGCGGGACGGAAGGAGTCGGGAGACGCAGCGGGGTTTGGATGTCCAACGCATCGCCGCCGCCGTCCACCGCGCCACCCACGGAGGCATTCATCAGCATGTTGAGGCTTGTTTTGCGCGCTGATTTCCCGGCCTGGCTCCCACCGCCTGGCTCGCTGACGTAGAGGAATTGCGGCTCGATGTCGTGAGTGAATTCCAGCCCGATGATGACCGTTGTTGGTGGCGAGGTCAGTGCGGCGGACAGGTCGAGGCTGTTCCCAGTCAGTGTAAACAGCCCGAGGTAGACGCCGTCAGCTATCACCCCCACGACCTCATCGAAGAGGTGCCCGCTCGGCATGGTGAACGTCGTAGATCCCGGGCTTGTGACAGTCACTTGTGAATCGAACACGGCGTCGTAGTCGAGGATCTCGGCGTAGTAGACTACGTCCTCATCGATGGTCCGCTTCGCGTTGATCCACATGGCATCGATGGTCCCAGTGTTGATGACAGCCATCGAGTTGGTGGGGATCGACCAGGGCGACCAGGCGACGACGTTGTTCTCGCGCCGGTAGGTCATGGCCCGAAGGAGGCTGTCGGCGCGGAGAGCGAACACGACGGATTCCGGCTCCTTCAGGTAGTCGAGATCGACGATCTCTTTCCCGGCGTGGTAGTCAAAGAGATGATCCGCGTGATCGGTGAGGTCCGGGGCTAGGTACTTGTCGCGCTCGAAGCGGAACGCCATCTCCCGCATCCCCTGCCCGGCCCGCGTGGCGAACAGGATGTCGGTGCCCGCCTGAACCGGAGTGATTGCTCGCCCACCGTGCCCGCTCTGAAGGTCGGAGGCTCCCTCGATGATGGAAAGCGGGTTGCCCTTGAGAGAGAACTCGCCGTCCTCGGTGCCGACCAGGAGAACGCCAGCCGTCTTGATCCATGTGATGAGGTTGGCCTTGTCTCCTGACATGAAGAGGCGTAGCGCATCCGCCGGCAAGCCGCCACCGCCGAATATCTCATGCTGTCCTGTGCGAGAACCGATGAGGGTGTTCGGAAACTGTTCGCAGCCTCCGAGAAACAGCCTGTCTTGGTGAATGCCCACGGCACGAGGGAACCCCGTCTCCGCGCTGTACCCCTGCCCCCAGAGGTTCGTTGGCTTTCGGTTCTTTGCGACGAGATCCCAGTCCACCTTGGCCTGGAAAGCATCGGTGATGCTCTTGATCGTGCAGAACCCCCGATTGATCTGGAGAGTCGCGCCGATCATGTCGGAGGTGAACAGCTCCAGGTTGCACGCGACCCTGATGTCGGTGCCGGCGCTCTCGGCGATCTGAAGTAGAAAATTGTCGTCGAGTGTTCGGTCGGCGACTTGGTACGGGAAGATGCCGGGGTAGAGAGTCGTGGCTACTGTGCTTCCTTCGATCACGCGGGCCTGGAAAACAGTTGGAGAAGTGCGTTCCACGATGTTGAGCCAAAGCGTGTTGGGGTTGGCGATGGAGTCGATCATCCAAATCTCGGCGACCTCTTTCGTGAGGATGTTTCCGCCTACGGTGATCGTGAACGCGCCGGTCTCGCCGACGGCGAGAGTCTCTTCGGCCCTGATTGTTCGCCCCGTCTGCTCCGCCTGTTTCTGGAACGGCCCAGCCCAATCCTGAGAACCCTGCATGTCCGGTGGCTCCGCCCCGAAGATGTCGGCGGTGACCGAAGTGGAGATGGGGTTTCCGCTCGCAAGGACTCGGAAATAGCCGTTCTGCAAACGCCAGATGTCTTGGGCGTCGTCTGGAAGGAAGTACTTCTCGTCCGATGTGATCGTCGTCCCTTCCCTGGTCAAATTGAACGTGTGGACTCGACGGTCCCAGATCGGCACGGGAAGGCCGGCGCGGGACGCGACCGGGTTCATCTGGAAGTCGTCTCCGTCGAAGTCGCGAGTAACGACCTGTGGTTCACGTAGTGGGTGGACGAGGAACAGGCTCTTGCGGTCCTGCGTGTCTGCGATGTCGGGAAGGTCCGCCGTCGTGAACGGAGTGACAAACGAGATCCGCGCAGCGCCGCCGTCGAGTAGGTAGCCCTCGGAGTCGACGTCGAAGACCTGGCCGAGAAGGTTGGTGAGCTCGATGACGAAACGGCCATGTTTCTTGATCGTGAAAGGGATGTACCTCGCCGGGACGAGGTTGCTCGGAGAGGTGAAGGAAGCGAACCGGGTTCCAGGGCGACGCAGCGCTGCGCCGTGGCGACTGACGGTCATGTTTTCGAACGTCGGGCACCCCTCGAGATAGACGCGACTGTCCACTTGGCCTTGCAGCCGTGGCGAAATCTCGCCGAACCCGAACCCCTGCTGAAGTTTCGTCGTCATTATGGCGGTCCTGGTGGAGTGCTTCTGAACGTGCCAGCGAATCGCGCCTCGACCAACGGAGCGCGCACGCGGATCCGCGGCGTCCCTTGCTGGCCGTCAACGGCCAGGGCGTGAGAGAGGATGTCCCGGGCCTCCTTCTGATAGGCGGTGTTCTCCGCTGGGGTCAGCGAGAAGTGCTGCCGCTGCTGAAGCCCGAGCTGCCACCCCATCGCCATCGCGGTGACGGGAGACAGCGAGTCGAGGTCCGCGTCGTCGAGGTCGAAAGAGAATTCGCATTTCGCGGTCGCAATGTCGGTGAGAAGGACGCGCTTCCGTCCGCCGCCACCCCCAGAGAACGCCACGCTGGAGACTTTCCAGAGGTCATCTCCGGGTCGCTGCTCGTCGCCGTTGAGGCTCCAGATCGTGATGCAGCCCGTCGGCAAGTCGAAGATTTGCCCCCACGACACATCGGGCGAGTCAGTGGGGTCGGTCGAGAGTACAAAGTCCTCTGTGCTCTCGGCGCCGTTCCAGCGCCAGTTGCCCAGAAACCAAGGACGGAACATCGGCCAGTAGGCGTTGAGCCTCGGGGCGTCGGTCTCGACGGAAACCTCGGCGCGGCCCAGTCCGCTCAGGGCGATGTTGATGATGTCGAGCTTCTCGGGCATCTCGGTCTCCTATGGTGTCAGCGCCGCACGAAGATTCGGAGCGGCGACCGCGTTTCCGGTCAGAGTCATTTTCGCGCCTTCGATCAGGACCATGTCGTTCCGGAACGAGAGAATGATGACGGTCTGCCCCGTGACGGCGATGGCCCCGACCCCTGTCGGCGATTGAGTTTCCACCCCCACGACCGATGCGTCGAAGCCAGAGAGGAACGCATCGAGATCCCCCTTGGCGCCGATGTCCCCGAGGGGCGACGGGCCGATGGCGAGCGGCTCGTGGGCCAGAGCCAGCGTCGTGAGCTGGTAGCCCGGAGGGATCACGGCGAGCTCTAGCTCGTCGTCGGGGCTCCACCCAGACCCCACCGCGAGCTGGCCGAAGATCGGGATGGTTTGAACCTGAGTTGAGAGCCCCGCCCTTGGCAGGACTGTTTGGTCGATGACCTGTGCACTGCGTCGAGTCGTGCCCGCTCCAGCCGGCGGGACAACGGTGAGGTCCGCGACCATGAGCCCGGCCCCCTCGCACGTCGCCGAGATGTTCATCGTCCGGAGAAGGTCGACGACGATGAGGCCCTCGCCGGCGAACGTCGCGGCGAGGAAGTGTGTTACCGCCATATCGGCAGACAGGGATCCGGCTCCGGCGAACGTCGCGGCGAGGAACTTCTGAATGGTGAGATCCGCATCCAACTGAGATGCCGCTAGGAAGGTCGCTGCGTAGGTCGCCTCCAGGTTTGCACTCAGGATCCCGGAGCCCAGAAACTCAGCGATCATGTTCCGAACCGGGGTCAGGTCCGCGCTCAGCTCCCCCGCGCCTAGGAAGTCCGCCGCTATGCCCGACGGGCTCAGCGAGGGGAGGAAGGCAGCCGCTCCCGAGAAAGTCGCTGAGAGCGGCTTCTCGAGGTGTAGGTCGGCGACCAGGCGCCCACTGGCGTCGAAGAAGGCGGGATCGAAGAATCCGGCGGTGAAGAGGTCCGGATCGACGAGCGCCCCCGCGCCCTGGAACGTTGCCGCCAGCGGGACAAGGACCGTCGCGTCCGCCTCCAGCAGCCCGGCCCCGAGAAACGCCGCGCTCAAGACTCTCAGGACTTCGAGGTCCGGGGGCACCATGAGGCCCGCCGCCAGGAACTCGGCATCGAGCGGCCCCAGGATGGAGAGGTCCGGAGCGACGAACAACCCAGCCGCCTCGAACTGCGCGGCCAGCGGCACGTTGACGACGAGCGCCGGGGCGTCGAGCAACCCAGCGCCGGCCATCGTGGTCGCCATGAACTTCTCGATGTGGAGATCGGCGGAGAGCTCGCCCGCGCCAACGAACGTCGCGACGTAGGGCACGACCCTCGTAATGTCAGCCGACATCTCGGCGGAACCGAGGAAGGTGGCTGCGAGTGCGACGTCAAGCACGGGATCGGGAAACGGGCTGTCGTCGAACCCGTGGGTATCGTTCACGGGGGCGTTGAGGTCGAAGATGTCGGCGGAGTCGATGAGTATGGCTTCGGTGCTCTCCTCGTTGAATCTCCAGTAGAGCTGCATACTCTCGGGGTCCGAGTGGAAGAACGCTTTCTCGGCGTTGATCTCGGCGTCACTGGGGCGCACATTATGCACACGGAACTCAGCAAGCCTGCCCTGTAGCGGGGCGGACCCGTTCTGTCGATTCATAAAGTACGCTTGGTTGTTTGTGGAAGAGTTGAAGCCCCAGCCTCGGAAGGCGGTCCCGTTGATTACGTTGGTTGGAAAAGCCGTGTACCCAGAGGGATAGACATCGCCCTCCAGGCCCCAGTGGTAAGAGAAGATGCCTGATATCGGGCCTTCCCTGATGACGTTGTGTATCCAGACCTCCGTTGGCCAGTCGACGTTGAAGGTTATCCCGCTGGCGGTCCCGTTGTTCGACACCCATTCAAACGTGAAGGGGATGTTAGGAGATGCTCCGAAGTTCCTCGTGAGCCTCGGAGACCGAACGGGGTTCGACCCTGCCCTCAAGAAGATCCAGCGGCTCTGAAAACTTGCTACGGGGTCGAAGTACGTGAACCACTCGTAGGCGAACACGTCCCCGGCGGGTGCGCCGACGATTCCCGTTGTCCGAGAAGCGTCGTCTCTCCCGGCCCCGTCTTCGTTCCTCATGCATAGGGTGTCGAGCGTTCCTATGGTCATGGGATGAATCTCTGCTCGTTGAGGTCATAGGCAGAGTCCTGGAATGTTCGAGTCGGGAACGTCCTCGTCGCTTGTGCCCTAGAGAGCTTGGTCCCGTTCGTCCACATGTCGAGACCGCAAGTCACACGCCCGCTGCCGGAGAACGCCGTGACCGTGACCGCCGGTCGAACCCTACGCCAACGCCTTTCGATCCTGGGGTATCGAAGAACAACAGGCGCCCCGTTCTGAGAGAACGGGCCTGAGATCGTTACCCATCCGGGATCGTCGTCATCGGCGGTGATGTCTTTGTTGCCTTCGAGCCGCACCGAGAAGGATAGGTCGCCGTCGTCGCCGGTAAACTGTGCAAAGGCTCGGAACAGGAGATCGCCAAGGAAAGAAGATTCCTGGTCCTGGCCGACGACCTCCTTCGGAAGAGACTCGGTGTCGGTCACTGGAAACTGCGTCACGGAGGCGAGCACACGAGCAACAAGAAGCGTTGGCGACGGGAACAGCATTGAAGCCGCCCGGACTGGAGAGTGATTCCTTTGATCGTCCCCGGCGTTGCCATAGGCCCGTGAGTAAGCTGTAGAGTAAGCGCCCACCATCAGTTGCCGACCTTCTTGACCAACATCTGACCCCGGACCATCGTGAAGTCGTCGTTGCCGCCGTCGCCATTCACTCGCACCGTGAGAATCTGCCCGTCTGCCGCGGAGAGGAAATCCATCATCGATGTAGGGAATGCAGTCCCCTGGCCCGCGCAGGAGATCCCGGTTGCTACGCCGTCGAGGTAGAATTCGAAATCGAGACGAGCGTTCAAGCGTGGGTCGATGAAGAGTCCGCAGAAGACCTGGAATGTCCCTCCCTCTGTGAGACCGATCTGGCTGTTTATAATCGACGGGATCGTGAATTCAGAAAGCCCGACTGTGAGCCAGTTGATTAGCTTCGTGGGCGTTGTCGTGGCAGTTTGCTGCGTCGACCCGTCCTTCGTTCTGATGCTTCCGAACCCCTGCTGATACATCGACACCAGCATGTCGCGTCCGTCTTCCGCGCCGATGAGCTCGGAAGTGTTGTCTAGCCAGAGCGCGATCAGTGCCGCGAGGTTTCGTTTTGTGTCGGGCATCTCTACCTCACATCACAATGAATTCATCGAGGTCCGCCGGGATCACCTGTAGCGCCGAGACAGTGAACGCGATCGGTGAATTACGGTAGACCTGGATTGTCGCAACAGCCCCAGCGTTGGCCCCGGTTGTAAAGTAGATTTGTCGGTCGATGAGAATGTCGTTGACCGCCGCGCCACCGTCCCCAGAGACCTTGACAGCCTGGAAATCAGTCTTGGTCGGGGTGAATCCCGTGTCGTCGACGGTGTACTTCGTGGCCTTCGCGACCACCGCCGCGAATGCATCGGAAACGAGAACCGTGCCGATCTTCTTCATCGAGACGTCTGGAGCGTCGGTGTAGTCGGGTTGGAACTGTGCGGCGGCGTTCCCCACAGTGTCGACCGTCAGGACTGTGTCCATCCATATCTTTGGGTCGGACTGGTCCGCCAACTTGACCATACCCCGCTTGAACTTCATCTCGTCCGTGCCGGTGAACAGCACTTTGTAGATGCCGGTGGAGGCTACTTCGGTCGGGGCGTTCGTGATGTTGGTGAACGTCCCCTCGTCCTTGGACAGAGTCACGTCTCCAGCAACGAACGACACGCCGGAAACTAACTTGTTCGGGTCTGCTGCGTCGTAGAGCGGGATCAAGATCCCCTCTGTGAAGGCGTTGTATTTCCTGATTCTGTGAATGGTCATGGGCTCATCCTTCTGCGGTTCGCGGAACGGAAGCGGCCCGAGCGAATCGCCATCGTTACGACATTTCCATCCATCACGTTGGTCGGGCTCGATGTGTGGGTCCAAGCCCCGGGTACCTGGGAGCCGATGGTCGTCGCCTGCTTGGTGGCGACGATCTGAGCGCATTGATTGTGTGTCGCTCCGATCATGCTGCCGTGAAGCGTGAAACTCGAGGGGGCCCCAGCGGCGCTAATGTCGTCATGGCTTCCCATCTGTGCGATGAACACCAACGCCGCCGTCACAGTAGTTATAGAAGGGTTGATGGGCGTCGTGTCGTTTAGGAACTCGGCCCTCTGCACGGATGCATCCTCCGGGGTGAAGTTGTCGGCGCCCCGGAAGGCGTGCAGTTGGCCGGTACACATATCCGCGCTGGAATTGGTGTCAAACTGGGGACCGGAGTCTCCGGACTGGAGCACGCGGATGAAGATCGCCGAGCGAACATCACGTCCTATCGTGCCGAGCCAGTCTCCGACCAGCGCCCAACCTGCGGGGCCAGTCCATGCCGAACCGTTGTTGTCCAGGGCGTCCCTGGTGCAGGTCGCAATGCAAACATCTCCTGGAGCCCATCCAGTCGGCAAGGCCGGGCTGACCGAAGTCCCGGACGCCTCGAAATCTTGAGATGAAGCTACAAAGCTGATCGTCATGGCAAAGGAGTAGCCGGGCCGGCGCAGTGTGGTGCAACCGACCCGGCCCCCGAAGAAGGCTAATCTTCTTGAACGATGAGGGCACCGGCTGCGAACGTCGCAGTCTCACCGTCGTTTATCGTGCGACTCGTCGCCAGCAAGGCGTGGTACAGCAGGACGCCCCCGAGGGTAATATCGAAGATGCCTGCCGCTACCATCGTCTCGGTGCCGCCATCCCATGCCGTCCATGAGATCGGGACATTCGAGAGAATGCGTCTGCCGATGCTGGGTCCGTTGATGGGCGCGTCCCATTCACCAGGAATAATCGGCTGCCGGCCATCCGACCCGTAAGCCGATTCGGTTCCGCCCCCGGTGTCCGTTGGAGCGAAGGTGAAGAGAGCGATGTGGGTGGTGCCAAAGTTCGTTACAGAGACACCACGTAAGAGATTGAGAATTGAATCGGAGTGAGCGTGAGTTTTTCCAACCATCAGTCGCTCCTCCCGTTAATCGACACACTCGATGCGAACGATCTTGGCCTCGTGCATCCTCGTCGCGTTCATCGTCGCGTAGTGCGCCACCTGGAGAGCGTGGCCCAGTTCCGGGATGATGTCGAAGTGGACCTCGATGTCTCCGTCCATCGCCAAGACCATCGAGTCCTGGGAGTAGACGTAGGCATAGTGCCCGGGGCCGCCCCCGAACGTGCCAGTGCCGATCACGGTCGAAACGTGCCACCACAGCCCCATGAAGAAGACGACTTCACCGGACTCCAGCGGTCGAAGTTGGTTGAAGTCGAAGCTCGAGATCCGCTCGTCGGTGGACGAGGCAAAGAGAACCTGGGCGAGCTGGTTGGGGTGCAGCGCTATGTGCCAAGGGTTGTTCATGCGCTGCGTGTTGCCCGCGCGGAGAATCCGCGTGGCCTCGATGATCTTGTCGACCGTCAGGCTGGTGACGGTCTTGAAAGCGTCATCGACCGTTTGGCCGGCACCGAAGACGATGGGAGAACCCGCGTCGTCGGTGGCACTACCATCGAAAGCCGCCTCGATGAGAGTGTCCTTTTGGAGCTGGAATGCTCCCAGAACACTTCGGGCGAACTGAGAATCGGGACGAATGGCCCGCAAGAGGCGGACGCGATCCCTGGGGTCGAAATACTCGGTAAACTCCCAGAATCGGGGCGCGATCTGACGCCGGGCTCTGGGGACTTCCGCTGGTTGGTTTTCGACGTTCCGGGTCAGCCGCTCGGTCAGTGTGGGCTGGCCGTAGCTGTCGAGGAACATCGCAACGCCCTGTTGCGGCTCGAAATCCACCGTATCGGAGAGCGCCGAATCCATGTACATCGCCTGAAGGCGAATGAAATCGACGTAGCCGTTACGATAGAAGGT